CCATGTGCCTGCTCCGTAGGCTGTTAGGCCAGGTGACGATACTTCTACTGTAATATCTGCCACTTGGCCCTCCTAAAATTAAGCGATTCTTAATATAGCTGCTGCTGATGTAAACGCTGGAAATAAAATTGTAAATGTTCCTGATGTTGCAGTTTTAACAGCACCAAAATCTAATACACACACTGCTGCATTACTACCGAATGAAGTATTGTAAATTACTGCACCCAATGCACTTAGTGTAACTCCTGTAAAAGATAAATCTGCGAAATCTACTATTCCTACTGAACCATCTAATGAAACTGTTTGTCCTTGCAACACTCCACCACCAGAAACATATGTTCCAGTATTTCCTACTTCATTTGTTGAAGTGAAAACTGTAGTTGTTGCATTTAATACTGCGTTTGATTGATAAAGTGCTAATTTAAAAACATCTCCACCTGCTGCTGAAAAATCGTGATCTCCATCTAACAGTTGTGCTTTGAAACTATTACAAACCGCTTGGTCTATACTTAACGTCATAATTATTCTCCTATAATTTTATTATGGTGATGGCGACGGTACTTTTATTCGTAACGTTCCATCTTGATACTCGTCTCTACGTCTTCTACCTGTTTGTTCTAACGTAAATCCTTGTAATGCCATATTATACTTCTCTTGATACAGTTTGTACATATCCATCGGACCTTTTAAATATGCAAAGGCCTCTACTAAACATGCATATAATAATAGTTCTGGGGCGTTTACAGAAATATAAGTTTCTGTATTTGTTGGACTTAAGCCATCTGGTGTGTAAATATAATCTAATTCTACAACAAAAGCTAAACTTGGAGTAGGGGCTACTTCAATAGCGTTTTCTCTAAATGTAGCATAATATTTAGGAAAACCAGTAGATCCTGATGAATTATATTCCGTTATAAATGTATCATCTCTAGGTTCTAATGATACTTGAATACCTGATGTATTTGTAGCGACAACAGAACGGACAATTAATGCTCTTCTTGAAGTTGTTGAACCCGAAGACTGTGGGGAATCAGGAAGTAATAAATATTTATTATTAGCTGTAAATGTAGAAGTAGCATATTCTCTAGAATAGTCTGCATCTGTTTCTCTAAATATTTTAAATTCAGAATCTCTAATAAATCCATTAACAATAGTAGCTGTTAAAACTCCTGAATCTACTTCTGTATAATCTCTAATTTTTTGTACTAATTCTGCGTATGTCATTTTATGTTATATTAATAGTTACATCACCTACATTTGAGTAAGCTGATCTTCTTGAATTAATAATATCTCCACTTATACCTGGTTCCATTCCAATAGCTGTGTATTGTCCAGGCCAAAAATATAAGTCTAATAATACAAGACAACCACCACCAGGCACAGTATCTGATCTAGCATTTTTAAGTCCTTGTGGATCTGCTTTATGATGTCTTGGATCTAATTGAGGATGTTTTGGTTCGTATTCAGTATAATGAACAAAAGAACCATTCCATTCTCTCTTCATTTCCACGTATGGAAATTGCATTCCTGATCTATCAGAAATAGATAATGATCTTTTACCTCTTGCAAATGCCATTAAATTCCATCTCCAAAGTAAGAATAAGGTGAAATATAAGAGCTTGTTCTTTGAGAGTCTTCTTCTAAAGCTCTTTGTAACTCATCCTCATATATTAGTTTTAATCCTTGAACTCTATCTGGAGAAAATTTTTGTCCTAGATAATATGCAAGTCCAGATATCATACATGGTAGAAATCTATAAGGAACGTTTGCTTGATCATTATAATCACCAGCATCTTGAATTCTACTAATGTAATAATACTTTAAATAAATATATTGAGCACAATCTGGTGTTAAATATAAACTGATTTTTGGATTAGTTTGGCGATCCACATAGTATTGTGAAGGTTGTCCAGTTTGTCCTTTATTAGGAAGAGCTGCATAAGCAGACCTATCTATTTTATCTAATGAAATATCGTTTGTTGTTTGAGTAATTGTTTCAGCTGTAGATACATAAGCCTCTAATACATCACTACAGTCTTGTGGTGTTGCATAAGTTGATACACCCGCTGTAAGTAATTGTTCTTTAAGAACAACTTTCCAAAGATGAACACCTCTATTTCCCCATTCAGAAAATAAAATGTTTAAACTTCTTCTTGCTGATTTTATATTGTATCCGCTGTTAGTTCTAACCCCACAACGTTCATAAGCTTCTTCAATAATATCATCTATGTCTAGATCGAATGTTGTAGTTCCTGAAGTAGCCATTAGACATTATTTTTTCTTAACGTTTTTAGAAACTTTCTTAGCACTAAATCCTTTTAACATACCTGCAACTTTTGCTGGTGTGTTTTTTGGAGTTATTCCTGCTTTTAAATATGTTTTCATTCCCATTTTAATATTCTCCGAAGTATTGTTTTTTAACTTGTATTTCTTTTTGACCTTTAACTATCATTTTACCTTTTTGAGCTTTTATAGGCTCTTCAGACATAGCTTGTTCAATAGCCATTCCTCTTTTTTTCTCATAAGAAGACAGTTTTCCGTCTTTATCTAAGTCTGCTTTAGAACTTAAATTTTTATTTTTCATCATAATCTAAATATACCTCATTTTTGTCATGTTATATATACCACCATCTTTCATTTTTTTAGGTTTATTTACTATTGTTTTAACATTTGTTGGTTTTGGACCAACATTAGCTACAGATCTTTTTCTAATTACTGCTGATCTTTTTTGACTCTCACTCATTCTTGCTGCTTTTGCAGCAGGAACACATTTTGGGTAACCTCTTTTTGAACCATTCGCTGATTTTCTTCCACATTCTTTATAACCTCCTCCTTTTTTAGGGGCAGAAATATCTACCCAATTCTCATTGAACCATTTTGCAAGACCTCCTTGCTTTAAACCAAGATCAAAGTAGTACTGTCCTGTTTTTTCAAACCCTTTTTCTTGTTTTTGTTTTGCTTTTTGCTCAGTAATAAGTCTTGCTGCTTCTTTAGAACCTACTCTTTTAGCAAGTTCTATTGTAGATTCTTCTTTGTTTTTATTTTCTGACATTATTTTAATAAATCTCCATAATAATCTTTTAAAGATTCATTAGAATAATTTTTATCATTCATTTCTACTTCTATAAACTTACCCATATAAGCACCTTTAGGTTTCCAATCTTTTCTTTTCTTGCCTGAAGGATCTTTTATTTTACCAGCACATATTTTTGAAGCATAAGCATTTGCATAGGCACTAGGATAAACTGCGAATTTTCTTTTTGCTGCTGATTTTCCTCTAGAACATAATTTAGTCATTATTTTTTCTTTCTTTTTCTAGATTTAAGCATAGCTCTAGATGGTTTTGCTCCACGAAGTTTTCCTTCTATTTGTTGAGGTATTTGTGATCTTCCTATTGGCATATGATTAATTTAGTACGGTATATACAATTCTACCATTCAATTTTTCTGCCTTCAAGTACTGCTTTCTATTACCATTTACTGAATAACTACAATGCACCCATCCACTATTAGGCTCATTCTCCTTCCAAAACTCAAGTATACATTGGTCATAATCAAAATTCTGTACAATAAAATCTGCAACATCTTTATTTGCTACTCCAAATATTTCAAAGTCTGCAGCTTGACCTTTGGTATGCTGACTTTTAGCTGAAGATCCTACAGCTTCACAAAGTGCAACTGATCTATAGCCAGAAGATATAGATACAGGCATGCCATAATAATCTCTTAAAGGTTGTAATATTTTTTCACAAAGTATTTTTAAATTTTCTATATGTTCTTCGTTTGGAATGTTTTCTATTCCAAGTCTCGTTGCCTCTTGAGACTTTGTTAATTCATTTAATGTAAAGCTTTTACTTAGTATCATTTCTTAATTTATTTATAACCTCAATAACATGTTTTTCATATTCTTTATTTGTAGAAAAGTTATCTAAAGTTTTAGCCATTGCAATAGGATTTCTATTTAATGTTAATTCTCTAACTCGTCTAAATTCTGCATACACTTTTTTTGTATTTAGAATTTCTATGTAATATTTAACAGAATCACACTTACTTTTAAAGACTCTGACACGCCAATCTATATGATCTGGTTGTTTATAAGGCAACATACCTTCCTTACTCCATACTCTTATACCAAATAGGTTGTGTCCTTCACGTGCAAATCGTGATCTTCCATAATCACTTTCTACTATAGCTTGTGCAACTATAAGTTCTGTATTTATGTGTTTATTTGTAGGGATGTCAAAATTGAGGTAAGCGATACACTTTTTAAGGGAGGTAATGAATTCTTGGTTGTTATTATATTCAAACCTCGGGGGACCAAATCCTAGGCTTTTGGCCCAGGTGATTGTGGCGTTCTCAGTTTTCTTCTTGGCGACGGGATTCGGAAAGAATGTACCTAATACAAACGCTAGTAGAGCTACTATCAAATACTTTATTATTATATTCTTGATTGTCATAACATTTACATTGATTTGAGAGACAGCATCCAACTGTCAGATTGTTAATACAATTAATCTTGCTTAACTTCTTTGATTCTTTTAATGCCATGCTTATCTGTTTCTACAATGGCTTTTACTTCTTTACAACTCCATGAAGTAACACTTGGATTACCATCACGTTCTACTTTTCTTTTTTGTTCTAAACAATCTGCAATATTAGCTTTAGGAGAATATCCTTCTAATTTACCATTCATATACATTAATAATGCAAATACAGCTTCAATCATTATTTACCTCTTACGGTATCTAATTCTTTTTCTAATTTATCTACTTTTTTTTCTAATTGAGATATTAATACTTTTGTATGAACATTTTCTTCTAATTGTTTTGTATGTTTCTCTATTGTTTTAGCTTGATATTCAATCAACATAAATAATTCTTGGTTCTTAGGAGTTTGATCTGCTTTTTTAAGTAAATCTTGAGCCATTAACTTTTCATTAGTCTCTAATCTATTTAATCTTTCAACAATACCAAAATAAGTCCACACCGCTACAACAATAGCAGATACAATAGCAACTATATTTTTAATAGGTAGTGCTATATTTGTTTGATCACTTAATTTAAATTCGCTACTCATATTTTTTTATCCTTATCAATTA